TGGATTCTGATAAATTCAACGACATTTGATCTCTTCCGTCAAGTATTCTTGCAGATATCTGAAATTGAATATCAATTTCAAAGCATATCAACAAGCAATCTTTGATTCTGTTGCTTTTTCAAAGGACGAGGAATGTTCGCGTTGTTTCATCATTTCAATTCTCTTTTTTTTGGCTTTGCTTTAAATAGCTTTTTGAATTTTCTGCAAAGTCTTTCGAATCGTGATTCATTTCTTCTGATTCTCATCTTCAATCTTTTGATTTGTTTGCTCTGATCTTTTAGTCTTTGCATGAGATAAGAATTTTCTGATTGAGATTTTTCAAACGCGACTTTATATCGTTTGTCTGTTGTGAAAAGTTGCTCTTGTTTTTGCATTGCTTGTATAGTTAGGAATTAAAGAACAAAAAGAATATATCGAATGAGTTTGATGATCGTTGCAATTATGATCAAAGGAATAAAAACAGAAAGAAAACAAACAACAATCAAGAAAAATCATTCTATAAATGAGAGTTTTGTTTTTTTATGTTGAATCATTTTATTTGATAAATTATAAAACAGCTCGAACAACCGCAACCGCAGTCAACAAAGCGACTACAATCACGATTGATAAAAGAATAATAATTCAGAATTTAAATATTTCGATGAATGTCTTCATTTTTATTCAATAATTGTAAAACGACTTTTGACATAATTCTTGCACCTTTGATTCGTTCCCTTGATGATCCTATCCGGTCAATAAAATGTCGTTCATGATTTCCGTTTTTGATAACAATATTCGACTTGAACTCTTCGATTTCCGAAGTATTCTTCCGGAATCTTATGGAATATTTCGTTCATTTGGCATAATCCGAAAGCGTGTCCGTTGTCTCATATTGCATTGACGTCTCGATTTCAATTTTCACATTCCATGATTGAAACAAGTTCCATTCCTCAAAGCTTATAAGCATATTGAACGGCTTGTTGTTTCTCGTCTTCCGGAATGAATCATTCATGCCAAATTGTTCAATTGAAGTTTGCTTTGAATTCCGGATTCTGTTCTTCATTTGGATTTGTGTTTGGTTGAATTATTGGATCAATAATTTCGTCAATTTGTTCCGATTCTTCATGAACTTGATTTTTTATTGAGGTTGACTCCTCATCGATAAACCCAAATCATTCAAATTCTTCTCCTGGATCTCTTTCATTTCTTTCCTCAAATCATTGTTTTTCAATTGAAGTTCTGCTTGTTTTGTGTCATATTTAGCATTGACGCTTTTTAATTCTTCTTGACGGAGATATTCTTGAACTTTCCATTCTTGTGAATTCTTGATGATTTCGTCTTGAATGATTCCGACTCTTTCGACGTCTCTTTGAAATCATTGTGCTTCATAAAGTTCATTTTTTGTTGTTTGAAGTTCTCATGCGAGAACAAGATATCATCAAAGGAAGATGATCAATAAAATTCATAAAATAATTGTGAGAATGTTTTTTGCTTTTTCGTTCATGTTTATTTGTAAAGAATAAAAGTTTTAATTCACAGCGTCCGGAATATAAATTCACAATTCCATTGACGCAAAATCTTTGATTTTTTCGACATATTCGGAGAACTCATTCTTGTTGAGTTCTTTGCTTGACGGGAACTCGTCTCAATCAATAAACTTTCTCTTGAAGTAATAATGAAGCTCCTCTTTTTCTGTTCCGGTTGATTCTTCAATCAATTCCAACACGACTCCCCAATAATAAGAATTTTGTTGAAGTGATCTTGTTCCGTGCCTTGTGATTTTAATTGAATAAATTCCGTTTTTTCTTGTCTTGATATATTCTGCAAGTTTTTGAGGATTCTCGATTCTTCCGTTCTCGATTGAAACAAGCAATTTCATTTATAAAATGTCGTCAAGTTGTAAAGTCTGCAAATAGTCCGCTTTTTTCATTGCACGATTGAGAAGTGTCTCAATTTCTTCAATGATTGAATCGTCCCATGCAAATTCAATTCTGTTTCATATTCGTTCTTTTGGCGGATTTATACGCAACCAATCTTTCATATCGTTGACAGTTGCTTCTTTCATGAAATCCGGAACGAGTTCTTGCAAATCTGCTTTCAATAATTCTTTCGGAACGCTTGCACGTCCTTTTTTTATTTCTTGAATATATGCCGGAAGTTTTTCTCCCGTTTTTTTATATCGTGCGAATTGATAAAGTTTCATTTGTTGTCCGTATTTTTCGACAGCTTCTTCCGGCTTTGTGAATATTGAGACGGTTTTGTGATCGAGAATATAATCTCAATAAAAAGCGTCGAACTTTACTTTCAAATTATATTTTTCATTCAATTCGATGATGATTTCTTTTTCCGATTCGATAGGCTTTGGAAGATCCAAAGTTCTGAAATTGTTCAATGCTTCCGAAACGCTCAAAGAAGCAAGAGCAACTTCATCGTCCGTTGCTCCGTTTTCTTTGAACTTTTTTTCCATATTTCAGAGAACGAACGCAGAATTGAATTCTCAAAATTTTGATCGATAATCCATGCAAGAAGCAAACGCCTCTCATATTGCGAAATATGGCTTGAAATCGTTTTCCCATTCTCCGAGAACGTATCACTTGAACCATTGACGATTGTCTCACTTCAAGAGATTGATTGACCAGTTTGAGAGATTTATTTTCTTCATGATTTTATTGATTAAAATAAATTATCGATTCATTCAATTGATTCATTTGCGACTTTGTCAACAATTTTCTTCTCAAGTTCTTCTCTTTCATGTTTTAGTTTGTAGTTCTCCTCTTCCATTGCATTGATTCATTTATCAATGAGATCATGAAACAATGAAGAATGTTTTTCAATTGCAAGTTCAAAATTTGTTGCTCTGAACCAACCTCAATCCTTGAAAAATAGTTCTCAACGATAAATTATTCAAATTCTGACTCATTCTTTAAATATTTCAATTTCTCAATATGTTTTTTTGATCTCGTATTCATCAAACTTGATTGATTCTCAATATTGCAAGAAGTGGAGTGCATTGTTTACGATTTGTTGCATTTTGTTTATAATGAAGATAAAAAGTCATTGATTTTCGTTTTCATTTCGTCTGTGATTGTGTATTTATTTAGGATTTCTTCTTTTTTGTTGATGATATCATCTGCAGTCTTTCAATCCGTCCATTCTTTGAACTTTGCGAATGCTTGCTCTGTGAAATCCGGCTTTTTTGTTGTTTGTGTAGTAGGTTTTGGAGCTTGCTTTTTTGTTGCAAGTGCTCCGTCGTCGTCTTCTCATTCGATTATGAGATTTAACAACGCTCCGAGATTGTATCTCTTGAAATAAGTGATTGCAGAACCTAATTTCTGCGGATCAAGATTTGCATTGATTGGAAGAACAGACGCTCTTGATTCTCACGAATCCATGTCAATGATGATTGTTTCAAGATATAAGATTCCTCAATAGTCTTGAATTGAATGATTGACAACGATTTGCAATTTATCAAGCAATTTATGAATCTTTTCTCGGATATAATCATAACTTGAATATTTGTAGTTGTATCATGAAGCGTTCCTTTCAATCACGATATTTTCTTCTTGAAATTTTTGCAATTTCTTTCGAATATTGTTTGTTGTAGTAGAATCTGTCATTTTTTAATTTGTAGAACCTTGTAAAAATCTGCTTTCATATATGCTCCAAAGGTGCTCCGTTCAATTTGTTTTCAATCATTTTGATTCTCTCTCTGCAAGAATCGAACGGAGCTTCTTTTGAGTCTCCTTGTCTTTACTCAAGATGAAGAGATCCATGTCGTTTGGAGTATATGGGAAGAATTCCTTGACTTCCGTGAGACGATTGAATCCGACTCAATCAATGATGATGAAATCTTTTGTTTTATCGGATAGCAACCTCGCAACCTCTTCCATGCTTGCCGGAGTAAAGAGAACCTTTCAACTCTTCAACTCAATGCAAGTCAATTGTTTATATTGTTTGATCTCGTTCATTGCTTTATGCTCAAGGTAAAAATCAAATAGAATTCTGATTGCTTGCTCTCATGTTTTCGTTGATGATTCTCGCATAATGACGATAGATCATCTCGCAATTGTTTATCTTTCAACTTCGGAATTTATCCGACATTGAGGCGTCGATGACAGCGAATGCAAGCTCTTCCGTTGTCATGTTGAATCTTTGTGCAGTATCTTTGAACGCTTTCGCAGTTCTCAAGTTGGTGCAATTTATCCGTTCATTTGCTCCGGATTTATAGACCATTCAAAGCGATTCAACTTTTGCTTTGATTTTGTCAATGAGTTCAACGTTCTCATCGTGTTTTTTTTGATTTCTTGCAGTTTTCTTTTCTGCAAGTTGTGTGTTTTGTGTAGTAGTTTTTTTTGTTTCTTGTTGTGTAGTTCGCCTTGTTGTGTTTTCTTTTGTTGCGTTTTTGTTTTTCTTTGGAGCTCCTCATCTCTTTCAAGCCTCTGCCCTTGCGTCAGAAGTTTGAAGATCTGCTCCGAGAATTATTATTGCCTTTGTGAGTTCCTTTCCGAGCCCTTGCACCTCTGGAAATTTCTCAAAGATTCCGAGATTGATGATTGCTTCATAGAATTTGAGCCTCAAACTATCGTCCTTGATTTTGCTCGCAATCTCTTGCAACCTTCAATCAAATCTGAATCATTTTCTCATTTGCTATTTAACAATAATAAATTCCTTTTTTTTGAGAGCTTCTCATTGTCTCACGAGTTTGAAATCACTTCCGATCTTTGCAAGGAAGATTCTTCATCATGCGACTCTGATTGCCTCAAGGATTCTTCCGTCCGGCATATAAGCCATTAGGTTGATTCCGTTTCATTTTTCCGTCAACTTGATCATGTGCTTGTAGTATAGAGAAATAAAAGTTCACGCTCGATGATTTTCTGTTGCTTGAAGAGTTGAGACTCTGTTGTGTAGTAGGAAATGTCAAGCAGATAAAGAAAAATCGTTGAGTCATGAACGCAACGATTTCGAAGAGCTGAACTGATTGAAACTTTTGAACAGATTCGCTTGACAATATAGTCAAAGGAATAACACTTGAAAGAAAATCTGTTTTGCTTGTAGTTTTTATCATTCAACTTCGGATCATAATCCGTTGCGTTGAAATAATGATAACAATATTTTTTTATTTTGCAAGAAAAAAAACACATTTTTTTCAAAATTGTAAAAAAATATAGAAACTATGCTGAAAATTTAATTTCAAAATTTTGCATTTTTTTATTTTTTTTTATTCTCTTTTTTCTTTTTTAGCTATAAAATAATATATAAAATAAATAATAAAATAATTTTTTGTTTATTAAATAATTTTTATAATATTATATAATATATTTATATATAAATATAGTATTTTTTGAGGAGGTTGTTTCGCGAGCTTTCAAAGTTTTCATTTAATAAATCGAATTTTATAATTTTTTTATTTTTTCTTGATTTTTTAATTGTTTTCTTAATTAAAAACTTGCGTCCCAAATTTTGCTTGTTTTGCTTGTTTTGTTTGTTTTGCTTGTTTCGTGAGTTTTCTCAATTCTTGTGTCTGATTTCTTTCCTATAAATGCAAAAGTTGAGAACATGATCTCAATCTCATTGATGATATGTGAGTATAAAAAGCAGTCGTTTTCAATGAAGCGTGTCCTAGCAACATTTGAACCTCTCTCAAATTTGCTCAATTTTCAAGAAGAGTCGTTGCGAATGTATGTCTGAATGAATGCAATGTGAGTCTTCTTTTTGGATCAATTCAAAGTCTTCTTTTATATTCAAGCAATGTGAGATAAATTGTTGACCTTCCCAATTGTTTTCAATGATTATTTGAAGAACACGCACGGAAAACAAAATCATTTCAATCATTTCAGAATTTTTTTGTGTATATATACTTTAATTCAAAAGCAAGTTGTTTTATTTGTGATTCTTCATCGAAATAGACCGTCCTTGCCCTTGCTCTCTTTCATATTATTTGAAATTGATTATCTGAAAAAATTTGTTCAAACGTGAGATCAAGAATTTCATTCCTTCTCAATCATGTGAAATATGCAACACGGAAAAGAAGCTCGTCTCTGACTCCTCTCATTTTGTCTTCATTCTGTCTTGCGAGATTAAAAAATTGCAAAATTTCCTCATGTGATAAAATCGAGGCTTTTTCTCTTCTCTCAATGTTTCAGACTTTTAGATCTCTGAAATCTGTCTTCATAAATTTATTTTGATAGCACCACTTGAAGAAAAGACGGATCCTTTGTTGATGATTTACAAGAGAATTATGACAGAGTTTAACTTTTTTTGCTTTGCTTTTTCATCGTCTGAATTCTGCCGTTCATAAAAATTCAGAATATTCGATAAAATCATCAAGAGTAATTTCATCAAGATCCAAAGTTTTTGAATATTTAGTGAAAAGGAATTGATTGAAGCGAGTCAATGCTCCTCTGTCGTTATAAATTGAGATTTTATTGATTTTTTGGACATATAGTCTGTATTTAATATATTTATTCAATGCAATATCGAGTTCCATTTTGATTCATAAAAAAATATAAATGATCTCAACTCGATATTTTTCCCACTTCTTTTTGTTTTAAATATTGACAAATCAAATTTCAAGTCAAAAAATATTGCATAAAATCTCTTGATTTTATGTGTTTTTTTTCTAATATGAAGGCGTAGGAAATGAAAAAAGATTGAGACTCACTATTTATATAGTGAGATTTTGCGTTATTATGAAAAAAAATTTTGTAAGTGTGAAACAAATCGAGAATTTCTTTGAGACAAGAAGATTGAGAAACGAACAATCTCGCCGGAATTATTACAAAGCAAAAACAACAAATTATTTGAATAAAGTTGATCCGGAGACATGAGTTCTCGACAAATATGTAAGAAAATTCGAAAAATATAAGATTGCAAACGCTAATAAATGCGAAAGGGAAAAGCGTCATGCAATTCAAGAGTTTGAAAAACAACTCAAAAAAGGAATTGAAGCAAATAGGAAAGGAAGCAGAACAATCGAACTCAAAAAGCCAAAAAAATATATTACGAAATCACAAGCAAAGGAAGAATTTCAGCTTTTTTGCAAGATTTCTCGTGCAGATGATGACGGAATTGTTTCTGAAATTACAACATGAAAGCGTGTTCATTGGAGAGAGACTCAATGAGGACATTTTGTTTCAGCTTCAATCAATCAAACTTGTTTTGACGTGAACAATGTTCGACCTCAATTCTGACGATCCAATGAAGCAATGTCTCATGGAGACAAGAGAGCAATGGAAATCAAGGAGAATTACAGAAAAAATCTTGTGAAAAGAATTTGAGAAGAAGCCGTTCAGAATCTTGAATGGATTGAAAAATATTGAAAAAATGCTCTCATAAAATCATGAAGCAGTCTTTTTTCTGAAATTTACAATAAATATAAGGAACTCAACGACAAGATCTTTGCAGAGCACCCAACACGGAACAGAACAAAGGAAAAAGACGAATCCTATAAAAAACGGATTGAAGAAAATTCATAAAAAATCGGAAATTCCGACTTTTTATCTTTTATGTTTTAAAAAATGGCAAGAAGAGAACAAAAACGACTCGCAACAACGAGATCATGATGAGACCATATTGAAACGAACATTCGATATTGAGATTTTGAAAAAATATCAAGGAAAATTCGAATCTTTTGCAATATGTATGATCAAGAAATTGTCTCAATTGTTAGAATCTTTTAATCTTTATATATAGCACCATGAAAACATTCTGCGGATTATTCTTTGATAAGGAGTCAAAAGCTCATTATTATCAATATTTCAATTCAATATTAGAGCTTGACAGCTATCTGCAAGCTCATCAAGAATCTGAATTGTTGTCTCTTCAAAGAATATTCAATGTTGACAGATAGCACAGAAAACAAGGAGCAAAAAAATCAGAAAAATAGAAGGCTTTTTTCATGGAAGTAGAAAAAATATGAAGATAAAAGATATCCTAAAAATTAACGCAACGCTTGAAGAATCTGAACTTCAACTCCGTGAGAGCCGGAGCTCCTTGAATTATTAAATCATTGAGTTTTTAGTTAGTATATTAAAGTAATGAAAATCGAAGAAATTATTGAATCAACAAAGAATTCAAAACACACAGACGCAATTTTGCTCCTTTATGAAAGGAAGCCACACATTCAAAAGCAATTTGCAAAGATTTTTCAAGAATCAATCAAATGATTTGATGAAAACGATCCGAATTTTGAATCTGTTAAAAAATATGCTTCATTAGTTGCAGAATATGTCTTCAATGAATGCATTCAGATTTTATCCGATGATAAAAAACAAGATGAATAAAAAGATTTTGCTTGCTATTCCTTGTTATAGTTGAGAGATCAACGACAACGTGAGAAAAGCTATCGACAAGCTCATCATTCCGGAAGGATATGAAATGGACGAAAAAGTGATTGTGAGGACGATGATCCACACAGCAAGAAATTTCGCCGTGAAATTAGCATTGAATTGATGATATGATTATCTCCTTTTTTGCGACGATGATAATGCACCGGAAGAAGACGCTTTGAAGTTATTGCTTGAAGCAGATAAGGACATAATTTGAGGATTGATTCGTTGAAGACAATTCCCTCATAAATTATGTATTTTCGATCAAGAGCCAGACAAGGACGGATTCAGAAAATATATTCCATTGCAACGCATTCCACTTGTGAAAGACGACGTGTTTGAAATTGCGAACACTTGAACATGATTTGTCTTGTATAAAAGAGAAGTTATTGAAAGAATATGGAACGAATATTGTAATTATCCTTTTGAGTTCAAAGTCTCACATTATATTCCATTGATTACGTGATCTCGAGTTGAAATCGAGAAAGCATATCCGAAATTTTTGCCTCTTTTCAGATATGAGGACGACAACACAATCAAAATTGTGCATTATCCGATTTCAGAGGATCTTTTGTTTCATGAACGTTGCAGATATTATTGATTCAAAATCTTTGCTCACAAAAAAGTCTGCTTGAAACATTATGACGTTGATTGAACTTTTTATTCTGTCGAAGATGAAAAAGATGATCTCGATTCTAATGACAATATATAAACGATCTCGATATACAGACAACACAATCAAGAGTGTTCTCAAAAACAAAAAGAATCCGATTGAGTTTATTTTTTTGCTTGATAATCCATGAAATGAATGACTCAAAAAGATTGATGAATTCAGAGAGAAACGAAATCCAAATGATTGAGTTTTCAAATTTTACAGACAGACATGAGAAGGGAAAATCAATTGACTCCGAAATCATGCTCCACATTTTGCAGAAAATGACGTTGTTCTCATTATAAACGACGACATTGAATTGTCTAAAAATTTTGACGAAGTGATTGAGAAGAACACAAAAGACAACGTTTTCAATCCATATTTCTTATTGCCTCAATATGAAGAGACGCAATTCAAGGAAAACAATATTGCATGACATTGCTTTGCAATGAGAAAATCAGATTTGAAAAAAGTTCTTCCAATTGATCCGAGAATCAAGCTCCGATTTTGAGACGATTGGATCTTTCATCGTGCAAAAGAAGAATGATTGAAAATCGAATGGTCTGATTTATGCATTTGTTTTCATTATTGCTCAAAAACTTTGGAAAATCCGGAATTGATTGAAGAAGTCAACAAACAAATCAGTGAAGATATAAAAAATCGGAGAATCATTCTCAAAGAACACAATCGGAAAGACAGAAGATTCAATTTATAATTTAAAAAATAAAAATGAAAATATTATCATTGTTTGATTGAATTGCTTGCGGATATGAAGCCCTCAAAAGAGCTTGAATAAAAATCGACAAATATTTCGCAAGTGAGATCGATGAGAATGCAATCAAAATTGCAAAGAAAAATCATTGAGACATTGTTGAGATTTGAGACGTTCAAAAAATCCGATATTCAACGCCGGATTGGGATAATTGATGAGAATATTTGATGAACGAAGATTGAATCGTTTGTGAATGACCTTTTGATTTATTGATTTGATGATCTCCATGTCAATGATTTTCAAGAGCATGAAAGGGAAAAAATTTTCAAGATTCAAGAAGTTGATTGTTCTTTGAATATGTCAGAATTTTGAAAGAAGTTAAACCAAAATATTTCCTTTTGGAAAACGTAAAGATGAAAAAAGAACGGCAAGACATAATTTCAAAAGAATTGTGAGTCGAGCCAATCGAAATCAACTCCTCTCTTGTTTCTGCACAGAATCGCAAAAGATTATATCGAACAAATATTCCATGAATCAAACAACCGGAAGACAAAAAGATCATGTTGAAAGATATTCTTCAAGACAATGTGAGTGAAAAATATAATTCAAAAGCTTCAAATCTCATTTTCATGAGGGGGGGGGAAATATTAGTGAAACAAGCAACAAAGCAATGATTCATCGTTGCGAATGATTGAGATTGAATAAATTTGAGTTTCCCTAACTCGAAAACAAGACGTTGAAGAATTATTCATTGAAAATCAAACACATTGACGACATGATGAGAATCTCATGTGATATTGATTCCAAATCAAGTCAGAGTGAGAAAATATAAAGTTGATATTGAATGACTCAAAAAAGAATTGAGAGAAAACAAAAAGATGACAAACAAAGAAATTGCAGAAAGGCTCAATCAACCATTGACGAAAGTTGAACACCGATTCAGAAATGACAATTGCTTTGCAATTCCCGATCCGGAAATCCGATTCAAACTCAAAGAGCTTTTGCAAATTAAAACCGATAAATTTGATAAAAGCATAATCGAATTTGAATGCAAACCAGGCACATTTGAAAAAGCGGAAAGAAAAATCTCCGTTCAATGAAAAATGACAACACTCACAACGAGCGGAAATGATGAAATAATTGATTGATACAAAATAAGAAAATTGACTCCGATTGAATGTGAAAGGCTTCAAACTCTTCCGGACAATTACACAGAATGAATCACAGAGAATCAAAGATATAAAGTTTTAGGGAACTGACGGACGATTGACGTTATTGCTCATATATTAAAACATTTAAATCAAAACAATTAAAATGCAACCAACAAAATTCGATTATAATGCATTAAAACTTGAATATTTTCAAAGTGATATTGATGAAATCAAGTGATTCCGGCTTGATAAGGGCTTGAACTATAATTCAAGAGTTGCAACAATGACGAAAGGACGAGGAGACGAGAAGAAAAAGCGAAGAGATTGAATCATTGAAAAAGCTCTTGCAAGAAAACAAACAGAGCTCGCAAAAAAGCTCGAAATCTCCGTTGACGAATTGTTGCAAGCAAAAAGGAATGTTATTGATTTACTGCAAATCAAATTGAAGCAATATATTGAAAGCATTGAAGTTGAATGATGATGTATTCCAATGAAGGATCTGAAAAAGATTCGAGAGATAATAAAAACAGAACTCGGAGAGCCAACAACAATTCAAAAGAATGAATGAAAAACGGAATTGTCATTGGATTGACCTATCGTCCAAATAGTCCGTGCAGAATTTAATCAAACAAAATCCGATGAATAAAATCTTTTTATTCCAAAAACAAACAGAAGTCCGAGACATTCTCACAGATCAAGAGAATCCGATTCTTGAATTGTTGATTTGATGAGGTGCGTGAGGAGCAAAAACTTCAACATGAGCAATGCGACTCGCAACAATGTCTCTCAACTATCCTTGAACTCGTCGAGGATTATGACGTTCAAAGATGAAAACATTGAGGAACACTTCATTGAAAACAATGACAACGATTTTGAAAAAATATTTCTGATTCACGGAATGAAAACAATATAAAATCACATGAAGCAATGATCCTCAATCTCCAAACACTTTGAAATTTTTCAACGGCTCTGAAATCCTTTTAATTGATTTGAAATATTATCCGTCTTTAGATCCGGATTTCGATGATTTATGATCTCTTGAATTGACGTGATGATTTATTGACGAAGCCGTTCAGATTACGGAGAAAGCATATCAAGTTTTTAGTTCTCGTATTTGAAGACGGAGAAACGAAGAACTCTGATTGAAGCCAATGCTTCTCCTCTCTTGCAATCCGTGAAAAAATCGAGTTTATCAACAATTTTATAAGCCACAAAAGAACGGAACGATTGAGCCACACAAGAAATTCATTCAGATTCTTGCTCAAGACAATCCCTATATTCCTCAAGATTATTTGAAGAAGTTGTCTCTCATGCCGGATTGACCATTGAAACAACGTCTTTTTTTTGGGAATCGAGAATATGACGACGACGAAAACAAGGTTTATTCATATCGTGATTTGCAATCAATTTTCACAAACGAAGGAACGTGATGAGAAAAATATATTATTTGCGACGTTGCTTGAACATGAAAGGACGACACGATCATCACAACTCGAGATTGACGAAGAGTTATTGATTTAATTATCGAAAACAAATCAACTCCGGAATCTGTTAAACATTTAATGATGAAAAAACAAAGTGAATATAATGTTAAATTAAAAAACATGATATATGACGGCTCATGATTATGACGAGGGCTTTCATGATTAGGTTGTGAAATCTTTCAAGGAGCTTCAAAGCCAATTGCATGAAAGGAATCAACTGAACAAGAAAAAGAATGACTCAACAAAACATATTTAAATTTGAGATCTCAATGCTTCTTCATGCTTGCAAGACGAATCAAGGACGGATCTCTTTCAATAAAAAATATTGATGATGATTTGGAAACAAGAATCCTTGAAGAATTGGACGTGATTCAAGCATGGAAAATCGAGAAGGATTGACCGCTTCAAATCATTCCAAAAGATGAAATCAGAAAGATTCTCTGACGCTCTCCGGATATTGCTGACGTGATCTCAATGCGTGTTTATTTTGAATTGATAGAAAGGGAAGAGCCCAACTTTTACTAAATATCAAAACGAAACATGAAAACAATTGCACCTCCATTCATCGAGCAGAAAACATTCGATTCTCTCAAATCTCGTGAAAAAGCGTATTTGATATTTTTATATCAAAGGAGATATACAAAAAAACAGATAATGAAGAAGCTATTCATTGACAATGAGAGAACTTTCCAAAGATTACAAAAGAAAATGGGAGAACTTGTGAGGCGTCAAAGTGTCGCGAACTAAAAAACACGGCTTGAAAATTGATAAATCCTCAATATTTTAATATTGTTTTTATATTTCAATCATGAAAACAATGTCAAAATATATCGGAAGGAAAATAAATGTTTGATTCGGAAAAGAATCAACAAGAGGGACAGCCGTTGCTCCAACTATTTGGGCACCAAAAGCAAGCCTCGATTTTGAAGAAAAATCTGAAAAAGTGATTGACGAAAGTTCAATCGGAGTGATTGAAGACAGCTTTGATTGACACGTTGTTAAACAATACGCAGAAGGAAATTTCGAGTGTAATGTTTACGCTAATTTAATCGGATATTTATTGTTGAATGTTTTCGGATCTGTTTCAAGTGCAAGCAAAAACGGAGCTTATGAACATGAATTCGAAGTTGCTGAAACAAACGAGCACCAATCCCTAACAATTTGACTTGCTGACGATACACAAGACAAGCAATTTCCTCTCGCAATGATAAACTCTCTTGAATTATCTGCAGAAGTTGGAGACTTCGTGAAAGCGTCTGCATGATTTAGAAGCAAAAAAGGAGCAAACGCAACATTGACTCCTAATTATTCAGAAGACTATGCAATGCTTGCAAAACACGTTCAAGTTTATCTTGCAGATGATTTGACTTGATTAGCAAGTGCAACAGCAATCGAATCAACATGATTTTCATTGACTATAAATAAGAATCTTGAAGACGTTGACGTTCTTTGATCAACAGAACCGAATGATTTCTGCAACACATTCTTCTCTGTTGAATGAACTCTTGAGCTCACATGGAACGACGCAACATATAAACAATTATTTATGGACGGAACTAAAAAAGCAATGAGAATCAAGGTCGTTGATTCAAACAACACAATCGGAACAAGTCAAAATCCAACACTCACAATTGACCTTGCAAGCGTTATCATGACAGAATTTGCAAAAACTCAAGACAACAATGCTCTTGTAAAGCAATCAATTACTATAAAAGCTCTTTATTCAATGACAGACGCTTCAATGATAACTGCGACTTTATTAAATACAAAGTCAAGTTATTAGTTTTATATTGTAAGAATTGAAGAATGTTTGAAATATCAGAACAACTCGCAAAAGAAATCTCCGAAAAATTAAATGTGTTTGAATTAAAAGAAATCGGAGAAGACTGATGATTTAAAGTTGTTGCAAGCGATGAGACCGTTGACAGATCCGGAGAAGTTATAAAGATTTCCGGCTGGGAATTAGCAAACTTCATGAAGAATCCAGTCATCATTGCAAATCACATATATAAAGTTGAGAACATTATCGGAAAAGCTACGAGCATTTACGTAGAAGACGAGAAGCTCGTTGTTGAATGAATATTTGCAACAACAGATCTCGCTCAAGACGTTCGCAAGCTATACGACGGCGGATTCATCAAGACCGTTTCCGTTGGATTCATTCCTAAAGAAAGAGATCCAAATGACAGAAATATCATCACAAGGGCAGAATTGCTTGAAGTATCATTCGTTCCAGTTCCTTGCAATCCAAATGCTTTGAGTCTTTGAAAAGAGATTCTTGATGAAATGATTGAAAAAGGATTGATCATAAAAGAAGAGAATGAGCAAGAATCCGAAGAAATTGCTCAAAGCGAAGAAACATGAGCAGAAAATGAAGAAAATATTGAATGAGAAGAAAACGTTGAAGAAGAAGTTGTTGAAGAAGGAACAGAAGAAAATGTTGAAGAAAATGAAAAAAACGAAGAAGAAAAATCTGTAAGTATTGAAGAAGTTCTTGCAGAAGTGAAAGCTCTTCGTTCTGAAATAAAGGATTTTATTTCTAACAATAGAAAGGAGGACGACAACTCCGGCGAACTTGAAGACAAGGACGCTAAAATCAAACTGCAGAAAGAAGCATTGCAAAATGTTTCAAAAGTTGTGTCAGACGCTCTGCATAAAATCAAACTTTAGTTTTATTTATTATTCTTTTATCACAATGGATCAAAAAGAATTACAAACAACACTTGAAACAACATTAAAGGAAGTTCTTCCTGGAGTCGTTGAAGCTCAAGTTGACGCTAAAATGGACGAAAAAGTTTCAAGTCTTGAAAAAGCTATTTCAAATTTGAACGCTTCAATCAAATTAGGAGTAGACGAAGAAAAAACAAATCTTAATGAAGCAAAGAAAACAATGTGAGCATTCTTCAAAGCTCTTGCAAAATGCCACAATGACGCAGAAGTTGCAAGCGTTAAAGCAACTTATTTAAATGAAGGAACAAACAGCGAAGGAGGATACATGGTTCCAGAAGAATTCGCAAGAGAAGTGTTCAGAGTTGCAACAAATGCTTGAATCGTAAGAAAATACGCAAGAATTATCCCTATGGGAACAGACACAAAGAACATTTCAACTATTACAAATTCAATCGTTGCTTATTGGACAGATGAAGCTGGTGCTTATACTGGAAGCAAGCCAACTGTTGGAAACTGTCAATTAGTTGCTTATAAAATCACAGCTCTTGTTTCTGCAACTAACGAACTTATTGAAGACAACATGACTGATCAAGAAATTTGGTCTCTTATGTCTGAACTAATCGGAGAAAAGATTGCAGAATTCGAAGACGAAAATGTTCTTGTTGCTTCTTCTAAATTCACAGCTCTTCTTGCTGATACAAACGTAAATATCACAAACATGGGAACTGGAGAAGAATTCGCAAATATCTCTTATGACGATTTAATCGACGTTATGAGAAGCGTTCCAATGAAATTCAAGAAAGGAACTCCTCGCTGGTTCATGTCTCAAGATATCGTTAAATATATTGAAAAATTAAAGGATAACGAAGGACAACCTATCTTATTCTCAACAAGATCAATAAGAGACGGACAATTGGAGAATTATCTTCTTTGATATCCTTTGGAAGTTGTTGACGTTATGCCTTGAGATTCAACAAGCGGAGCTGAAAAGGCTTTCGTATTATTCGGAGACCTTAAACATTGGGCTTTCGGAGACAGAAGACAACTTTCTCTTTCTGCTGGATACATTAGCGGAAACTGGGAGAAAGATATTCAATCTCTTAAAGCAAGCGAGAGAATTGCTGGACACGTCATCTTCCCTAAGGCTTTCGGAGTTTTGAAGACTGGTGTTGCAAGTGCATAATTATATGTTGAGTTTTTGTCATCATATACCATGAGGGCGGAGCAATTCGCTCTCATGAATATGATCTCAGATTTTATTCTTTAAAGAATCAACATGGGAAAAAAGACAAAGAAAATTGAAGAAGTGAAGAATAATGCTTCCGAAGAAATCAACGAAGCAGAATCAACAAAAGTTGACGAAATCAAGCAAGATTTCTCTTCAAAAGTTGCAACAAAACCTATTTGAAGACTCCATGTTGTTGCAAAAGCAAATCACGGAACATTCAACAAGGGGGAAGAATATGAAATCTCTGAAAATGTTTTCAAAAACTATAAATGAATATTTGAGATTTTAGATAAATAATTGAAATGAAAATGATGACGTTTGCGAGATTTTATAAATAAATAAATTTTTGCAGACGTTTTTTATTTTGAAGGCATTAAATAAATGACAGCAACAACAGACGCTCAAAATCTTCAACAAGCAGTCTCATTCGTGAAAACAATAAAATGAATAACAACAAGCGATCAAGATACACTAATTTGAATATATGTTCAAAGTGCAGTCGCTAAAATTTACGAATTGACTTGAGTTGATTTGCTTGCTTTAGGAGATCAAGAAGCAAAATTTGACGGAGCATGACAGAGAATATTGTTCCTTTGAAAATGCGTGAAAGAATTGAAATCCGTTCAATACAATGAGAATCATCGAGAAGCTCCAAATTGGATAGATTTTGAACAATACTCATATATTTTGAAAGATGATTGACAGCTTGTTTTCAAGAATCCTCTTCAAAGATGATATTGAAACATAAAAGTCGAATTTGAATTGACTTATTCAAATTTTGATAATATTCCGAGAGAATATGCGGATTTGAAAATGGCTCTCGCTTTATTGGTTGGAAATCTTATGGAATCAGAAAAGACCTCATGAATTTCAAGTGAAAGCGTTTCATGAACAACAATCACTTTTGATAAATCAACAATGACAAGCAACGTTCAAGCTCTTCTCAATAAATATTTAATTATAGCAATTTAATCAATGACTTTATTCAAGCTCGATTACTATACAGCAACACTCATGCGTCTTGTATATTCAACAGATTCAAACGGAAACAAAAAATCGACGTATGAAGCAACAGAAATCACAGCGAAAGGATATCTGTCCCCAGTATCAA